CGAAGACGCAGGGTTCGGTTAAACCGAGCCTCGCATAGAGAAATAAACTCTGGAATCCTAGCGGCTAGATCATCCCTGTCTAACCAGTTAGCCACAGCAGTCTGTAGTTCAGTGTAGTTGGCAATGCTCATAACTATCTACGGGCAATAAAGTATACTGCGTTGTTAAGAGGGGCAAAGTTTGTTTGCGTTGCTCCGGCTTGGCCGGGGTTATATAGCCACATAGTTATAGCCTCGTTGGTGTGGTGCGTAGAAAAGCGTTATCAGGGTCGTTGAGGTATTTCTTCATCAACTTGCTGTCTTTCTCTATCGCGCCGTTGGTTTCTTTCATCCACTTCTCCCAGATACCTAAAGGGATAGATGCAACTCTCATACCATGCTGTTGCTTACCAAAGGTAAGTTTATCGCCGTAGTTATTTAGAAGTTCTTTGTTTTGATTTATAATAGGTTCTGCATCCTGATGGGTTACAAAACTTGTCGTTCCATCAGAGTGTTCTTCTACAGTAGTAGGTCTTATGTGTTTCATAAAGGTAATGATCCCGGCGTTTTAGCCATCTTACTTAGAGATTCTACCGCTTTTTTAACAGATGCTTTCTCAGTGTATGGTTTAGACTTTACCTCTTTTTCTTTAGGTAGTTTAAGACCTTCTTTAAGTAGTGCTTTGCTCATTTTATCCTCAAAGGGAATGGCCCCCCGAAGGGGGCCAAACACAGTTACGACGCTTTGACACCAATAACAGCACCAGATGCCTGACCATTCTTACCTCTAAGGCCATATTCGGCAATCATCATCTGTTTGATGGAATCACCAGTCTTAGCAAGAGTTTCGGTCTGGAAAGGACGCAGATAATCTACGCTCCAGAAATCGAAATCCAGTAAGTACAACTGGTTAGCCAAGCAGAAACGGTTAGGCACAATTTTAAAAGTACCAAAGTCCGTTACAATGACATCAACAGAGTTGACAGCACTTGCTGGGCTTGCTTTGTCGTGGTTGGAAACGATATCAGCAACGACTGAACCAGCCAGAGCAGACATCTTAACCTTTAGGTCAGACTTACACATCAGGATGTCAGGCGTTCCGCCAGCATTCCAAATCTGTTCAACGCATAAGTTAACCATACTCATTGTAAGCACTTTGTCCGTGGTGGACGGGGCGGTTACGTGAGTACCTTTACCATTACCAGTATTGGCAATTGGAGCAGGAGTAGCATTACTACCATCGATGATATTGGAATCAGCGGCAGTTGAACTACCCATCCAAGACATACAAGCAGCAGTTTTACGTGCCGTACCAGACGCACCAACAGTAGAAACGTCTTCGCCAGTAAGCATCAATTCCATATCACGCTTAATTTCTTTTGCGCGCTTTGCGAGTTGATAGGCCTGACTTGACTTTCGGCCTGCCCAGTCCACAGCCTCTGCCGTGCCTGAGGTTTGAACCGCTTTCTCAGAAATTTGCGTATACGTCTGCAATTTCTCAGGCTCGACTACTGCCAGCGATGCTGGATCGTCACCCTCTTTCTTCTGGTTAGCGGCTGCTGCTGCTAATACATCGCGCTGCCACTCAAAAAGAGTGTTAGAGCAAGTGCCTCGCCCAGCCCCAGAAATGAACGGGGTGTCCATTGGACTAATGTTATAGATAATATTACTCAAGTCCTCACGGATTTGTACGCCACCGTAAGTCTCCCGAGTATTAGTAGGGATTGCCATAGCAATATACCTCCTTAGTTAAAGTTCTACGAAATCTTCAAAGAGAGATACAGAGTCATCAACATGACCGCTCTCCTTAAGACGCTTCATCCTAGCAGTTCTTTTCGCTTTTTCAGTGCTTTTTTTGCTGTTACCGCTCCCCGTTCTAATGACTTTTGGCTTATTCTTTAGTTTTTTCTTAGTTACTTCAGAAGAATTTGCTTTGTCATATAACATGGCTTTTTGCAAAACAATGATAGAACGATGATCAATTAAAGAACCTACTTCTTCTGAAGAAAACCCCTGAGTTCCGGCGTAAGATTTTAACTCAGCCGCCATAGCAGTTTGTTTTTCAGGGTCAGCCCATTCGGGTAGTTTTTCTATTAAATGACTTCGTTCTTCGACTAACGCTTTTTGCCTAAAGCGCTCTGTGTCTTCTTGTTGTTTTTGAGCAGCCACCTGCTGTTCGTATTGAGTCTGTTGCATTCTTGCTTGGGCATCCCTAAACTCATCCTTTTTTGTAACAAATGCTATAGGATCAGTTTGTCTAAGATGTTCCCAGTCAATAGCGGCAAACTCATCTAAACCAGCCAGAGAGGATTGCAATGCTTGCTGTAAACCGTCAATATACTGCTGACGCTCATTCTGAATTTGCATTATTTCAGAATTATACCTATTGGATAATTCTTGAAATTCTTTTCTTTGTTCAGAAATTTCTTGCGTCTTTTTTGTATAGTCAGACTGTCTGGAATAACCATTTACAAGTTCTTCAAGGGTTACCTCAAGTTCTTCGCCGTCAACTTTAACAGCATAAACTTCAGATTCCTCTTCGACCTCATCTTCGTCTAACTCCTCCTCTTCCGCTTCATCTTCTTCAGACTCCGCTTCAAGGGCTTCCTCTTCGGATGGCTCGTCTTGAGTTTCCTCAGTAGACTCTTCAACATCTTCAATAGGGGCGCTCTCCAGTGTTTCTGGTTTGACCTCTTCAGGCTCCAGTAAACTTAGGATCGCTGATTGCGCTTCTACTACACTTCCCGGGTCTGCCGGGAGCGGGGCTGCTTGCTTGTCCGCCATTTTAAAATCTCCTTATATTTGGTATTCCTTAAGTTTCTCCGCCATCTCTCCAGTCTCAACTATACTGGTTAGATGAAGGCGTAGTCGCTCAAGGAGTCGTAATGAAAGCCAACATTGTTCGCGGCTTTCGACATCGTTCACACTTGTTTGTGCCCAAGTGTTAAAAATACTTTCTCCTAATGAATCAAATGCTTCGTTATAAAGTGGGTCGCTAAGAAGGCGTTTTGCTTGTTCTTGCTTTTGCTCTTGGTTCATGTTGGCCCTATGGCTACGGCCCTGTTCTGATCTCTTTCTAGAGCCAGTTCAGCAGCCTTTAGTTGTGCGTCAACAGCGTCTTTCTGCGCTTCCTGTTGAATCTTTTGCATTTTAACCTGTACATCAGCGGCTTTAATTTCTAACTCTTTTTGCTTTACTTGCATCTCCATTTGAGCAAGTTGTTCTTCGGTAGAAGGCTGCTCAGGTTGAGGAGGAGGCGGTTCAGTTAAGAAGTCATCAACATTTTGATAACCCATAGCCTTTACAAGCGCCGCTCCAAGGTTATACATATTCTGCGGGGTTACGATAGGTAGCCCGCCCTGCATGGCCTGTGATGCAAACTGTAGCATTTGTGACAGATGAGCCATCTGCTGATCTTTAGAGCCGTTACCAAGAGCAACAGAAACCGTACAGTCCATCTTGTCGTTCCACATATCAGGACGTACAGGAACCCATTTGTTCCTTAGCATTACTACCCTTTCTTTGTCTTGGTTCTTAAGAAGGAGTTCATAGATGCAGTACATTAGTTCTTTAACGCCTGTTTCCGCAAATTGTCGAGCAATTAACTCTACCCTACTCTGAGCATTACTCATTACGGCATTCACCGCTGTGGCCGTTGTGTGGCTTGTCAGAGCGTCTGCGTTAAGACCCTGAGTATTCTTATTAACCCCGGTCCTTGATTCCCTTACCTCATCTAGGTAACCAAGCATCTGAAATGATTCTGGCTGTAAGGGAGGGGTAGCCAATGGCATAATTGCGTTAGGAGATTTAACCCGTACTACACCGCCCGGGCGCTGGGTTAGCAAATCGTCCAAATTCGCTTGACCTTCTAGAACAGCATACCTACCAAAGTTCTGGTTATAAGCGTTGTCCATCAGGTTACGCATTAGCGTACTCTTGATTAACTGTAAATCCATTACTAGGTCAGCAACAGACATACCAAAAAACTTATGTGGTATTTTTAGTGGGGTAATCGAAACGAATGGAACTTTGTCGATTTCTTCATTAGAAAAAATATGATCCCCTACACTGCAAACCTTTCTTAGTTCTGCAATTCCATCATCATCATAGTCTGTCTGAATAAATGATTCGTGAAGCCAATACTCTCTCAAGGCCTCTTCACCGTTCTCGTTCATTCCACCGCCCCAAGCAAACGAGTCATCAAACTCGTAACGAGCCATTCGTTCTGCATTGTAGACTTCTTCGTTATACCCGGCCCCTAACTCTCCAACATCAAAGTCATCATCTGGGTACATAACTCTTAGGTCAGAG